CACCGAGCAAGGTGCGTTCTATATCAACGGAGAAGGCAACGCCGTCTTCAAATCCCGTTCTAACGTGGAGAAGACCAACGGCGCTGCTCCGGTCACCATTTTCAATAATGATGGCTCAGCCATTGGGTATTTCAACCTCACCTTTGCCAACGATGACAAGCTTGTTATCAATCAATCGACAGTCACCAACGTCGGTGGTACGGCTCAATCGGCCAGCGATGCCACATCTATTGCCAAGTATTTCCCACACACTTACAACCTGCCCAACATGGTCGGACTGACCGATGCTGACGCTCTGAATATTGCTCGGCTCTATGTGGCAACACGCAAGGACACATCCATCCGCATCGACAACATGACTTTGGATTTGACAACTCCCGACTATGCAGCTGGAGTCCTTGCCGGGCTGACGTTGGATTATTTCAACACCGTTCAAATTACATCCAATGTCCAAAGTGGCTCATCCATTACAAAAACTTTGCAAATCATGGGTAACGCTTACGACATAACCCCGACAAATTTCAAAGCGACTTTTACCACTTCTGCCCCTATTGATACAGCGTTCATTATAGGTTCATCGTTATATGGCGTTATTGGCATTAATGCCATGACTTACTAAGGAGAAATAAATGGCAACAGGATTTCCAGCTGCGACCGGAGATATTCTCTCTGCGTCCATGTATAACGGATTGGTTACCTATGCAATCAATCCACAGACCACAACCTCTTACACGCTAGTCCTTGGCGACTCGTATCAGATGCTGGTCACAGTTAATAACGCTTCAGCAAACGCTCTTAAAATCCCTACAAACGCGACTGCCGCGATTCCTATCGGATCAGTAATTACAGTTCTTAACATCGGAGCAGGAACATGCACGATTTCGGCCGTAACGTCGGGAACGACAACAGTCCTTTCTGCCGGTGCTACAGCTGCGTCACCAACATTGGCGCAATACAAATCGGCTGCACTTATCAAGACTGCAACTGATACTTGGTATGTAGTTGGGTCAATTTCCTAATGATTGGCAACGTTACGGCAGGTTCTTTAGGCGCGTCTATACAAAATGTATCGGCTGAATATCTAGTGATAGCAGGCGGAGCCGGTGGCGGCGGCGGTGCTGCCGCTGGTGGCGGTGGTGGTGCTGGCGGTTATTTAACAAATACTTTAAGTATTGCGCCAGGAACTACCTGTACTTTATCTATTGGCGCAGGTGGTTCAAGTATCGGTGGCGGTACTGGTTCCAATGGTACAAATTCATCACTATCCGGAAGTGGATTTTCGACGCTAACAAGTGTTGGCGGCGGTGGTGGTGGTGCATATGTTAACAATGATGGAATTGGAGCATCGGGCGGTTCAGGTGGTGGTGATGATGCTTATACACGCACTGGCTCAGGTGGTTCTGGAACTTCTGGGCAAGGAAATTCAGGCGGCAACGGATTTGGCGGTTCAGGAATTGCTGGCGGCGGTGGTGGTGGAGCTGGTGCTGCTGGTTCGGCGGGTTTATCTAACGTCGGCGGTGCCGGTGGTTCAGGGTCAAGTTCCTCAATTACCGGATCAGCAGTAACAAGAGCCGGTGGCGGCGGTGGAGCATCGGGCGTCTTAGGTGGAACTGCAACTGGCGGCGTTGGTGCAGGTGGTTCTGGCGATCCTTCTACGGGTTCCAGTGGAAGTGCTAATACTGGCGGTGGCGGCGGTGGAAGCCGTGGAGCTAACGGTAATGGTGGTTCGGGTGGTTCAGGAGTAATTATTCTGGCTTACCCACAGACATTTTCTGCTTTATCTTCAATTAGTGGTGGATTAACTTATTCAGTAAGTACATCTTCACGTTCTGGTTATAGAGTTTATACATTTACTGCAGGAACAGGCACGGTGACTTTCTAATGGCCCACTACGCGTTCTTAGATGTTGATTATATTGTCACAGAGGTCATTACAGGCATTGATGAAACTCAAACCATAGATGGACTCACTCCTGAAGAATGGTATGGGAACTTCCGTAATCAAACTTGTGTCAGGACTTCCTACAACGGCAAGATTCGTGGCAATTATGCAGGAATCGGATATTCGTATCTCGAGGATGTTGACCTATTTATGCCACCCAAGTGTCATGATGAAGCCGTACTTAATACCTCATCTGCCAAGTGGGATTGTTCTAACGGAGATCACGATGTCCCTAGCCCCTATTGATTTTGTCCTTGCCCAAGCTGTAGCTGCTATCGGCTACACCGAAGGCCTGAACAACGACAACAAATTTGCAGCAATAGCCAAGCATCCTAATCATCAGCCATGGTGCTCGACTTTTGTCGTCAGCTGCTTTATCGAAGGTCATGCTGAAAAGGCCATCAAGAACACGAGCTCGTGCATCGACATGCACAACTGGGGAAAAGCCCAGAAGGCTATTGTGGATATGAAAGATGCCAAGCGCGGCGACCTTATCCTGATGGATTTCACCGGATCTAAAATGCCTCAGCACATCGGCATAGCCAGCAAAGACTTTGACCCTGTTCATAAGTCCATCGAAACTATTGAAGGCAACACGGGCAACTCGTCACAAGCTAATGGTGATGGTGTCTATTGCAAGGTGCGCCCAGCGCAATTCATCTTTGCTGTGGTTCGTCCACAGTGGAGCAAGTAACCTCAACCCCAAGGGCACTTAAGGAAAGACCATGAAAAAGCAACTCATCGCTGCTCTCGCGTCCTATGCTCGCTGTGCTGCCTCGGCAGTCCTCGGTGCATACATCGCCGGACAGACAAATCCAAAACTGCTGGCATCACTCGCGTTGTCATCAGTAGCCGCTCCCCTATTTCGCGCTCTCAACCCTGCTGATGAATCCTTCGGCAAAAAGAAGACTGCATAGTTCATGAAAACTTCTGATTGGGTCGGGCTTGGCATGGCCATTCTCACGCTACTCACAACATTCGTGGGCATGGTGCGATGGTTAGTCAAACATTATTTGGCAGAGCTTCGACCCAATTCAGGAGCCAGCTTAAAAGATTCTGTTAATCGTCTTGAAGACAGGGTTGACCGAATCTATGAAATGCTTATTTCGAAGATTTAGAAGTCAGTCGAGGCGGCTTGCCCATCAGTGATAACAAGTGCTTATCCAGACGCTCTTGATCCACAACTTTTACAGCCTTGACGTGAGGTACTGGCCTAGAAGCTTCTCGGGCATCTATTTCCTCTTGAGTCAGCATTCTAGATGAAGGCTCTGACAGCCATTCCTTGTTCTCCCGATACAAGTACGCAGCTCTCTGGACTTGAGCCAGCAAATTCTCAATATCTCGTCCGGCAATCTGAATCTCAAAGCGCGTGACGTTACCGCCCAACCTATCCCCTTGCGTTACCTCTTCTGCCTCAATCAACAGATCACCCGGATTGACTATGCGTTCGTCTTCGCCAAACACCGACACCTTGAGATTGGTCTTGACGTTGACCTCTGAAGTGGTGCGGATACGAGCAGAAGAATTTCTCGACACGGGGGAAGGGCTTTCTCTGAGGCTGCACGGCGTGTCGCTTTCTGGGTGCTTGACTCGCACGGGCTGAGAATTTACCCTAAGCAAGTAAGAAAGTGAACAGCGTCACAACATCTAAATACCTAACAAGCGTCGAGAAGTCTGATAACTCTTACTCGCGACATTATGTAAGGTAACTAGATGAGGTGACCCTAACAGATAGGGCGCAAATATGCAGGATATAGGTGGAGTGCTAGCACTCATAGCGGCTTTCATAGTCGTTTTTTGTATGGGCTATAACACAGGCCGACGTAGTGGATATGAACAAGGCAAACGAGCAGGAATGTTTCGCGCTCGCCAGTCAGTCATGAGTCAGAAATGATGACTAAAGCAAAAGCAGGAACGTGGTGCGATTATTGCAAAGCCAAGTGGGGCAAGAACCGCGACGGATCATGGCACGACCGAGCTATGACACCTGCCTACATCACAGTAGTCAGCGAACTCGCTCGCTCTCATAACAAGACCAATTCGTATTGCCAGCACTGCTTGGCAGAAGTCAGTGATTGGCCGACCGGACAGTTCACACTCTCCGAGCAACTCATCTTTGCCCACAGCTTAGATAACCCAACGTTAGAAGCTCTCAATGTTTGACTTGTCGAAGTATGAAACTGTCGATGAGAGGCTTCATGCCCTGCGACACGACCATCCCACCCACCGCATCGTGACCCGAGAGATTGAATGCAACTATGAGAAGGGCTGGGTCAGGTTTCTCACAGAAATCTATTTAGAAGCTGATGACCCCTTTCCTATCGTCACAGGTCACGCAGACGGGTTTAGAAAAGAACGCGGCGTGGATAAGGACTTTTGGTACAACAATGCAGAAACGTCCTCGATAGGCCGCGCTATTGCCAATTTAGCCCGTAATAAAGCTGGAGTCCGTCCCAGCCGTGAAGAGATGGAATCGGTAGCCAGAGCGGAGAATGACAAGGCTGTTCCTGCTGGATTCCAAGATGAGGATGACTGGAATTCTTTTATTGGAAAGCAGGCAGATGACCAACCGATTGCGCTCAGCGATGCAGTAGAAGTGGTCAAACATCAACTTAATCCATCGGATCTAGGAGCAAGTCCTACCTGCGCCCACGGCGCGATGATGCCCAAGTCCGGTATATCCAAGAAAACTCAAAAGCCTTACTCGGGTTGGGTCTGCATGAACTTTGGCGAACAATGCCCACCGATTTGGGATAAGTAATGACGATGTTACTAGATACGTATCGTGAAGCCGTCAGAGCCGTCTTCAAATTACATAAACCACAGGAAATCACGTTGCCAGATGGATCATGGGGACAGAATTGTGAGCACTGTGACGGTGTTGTCTATCCCTGCAAAACAATAGATGTAGCTCGCAAGGCTTTACAGAACTTTACTGGGGTGAGCCATGGGCTTCGTTGAAATTATTCAAGGTAACAGCGGAATACGAATAGAGAACGACGAGATTGCCGTAGTTGCCTATCGCTGGTGTGACAAGTGCGAGAAATTGGTTGACCTCGCTGGTGGATACACCATCAAGTCCGAAGAGTTGGGACTGGTATGGATCTGCTCCAACTGCCGCACATCAGGGTAAGGCTTAATTACTCTGAGGAAACTGTTGCCCATGAAACGGGTCTCGCCCGTGCCAAAGGCATCAGAGGTAAAGCAGACCACGCTACTCGCAAAGACACTCAACTCAACTTCCACCAGTACGTCGGGCAGCTTTCAGAAGCTGTTGGAAGTGAGATGTGCGTTGCCAAGTACTTTGGACTCACCGACTTCCAGCCGACAGTCAATACCTTCAAGAATGAAGCTGACGTGGGTTCACGCATCGAGGTCAAGCACACCTTATGGCGAGATGGCCATCTCATCGTTCACCAATCAGATCGTGCAGATGACATAGCTGTCCTGGTCGTAGGCCGCTCCCCTGAGTATTACTTGGTCGGTTGGATTCCGGTTATCGATGCCAAGGTCAAGCGCTTCTATGTGGAATCTGAAAAGAACTGGTGGGTCAGACAACACGACCTGCGCCCTATGACTGACTTTCTAAGGAGCAAATATGCCGGGTCTTCGTTTTAGATGCCGAATCTGTAAAGCCATCATGGAGCACGAAACGATTGAAGAGTTCGAGATTAGTCCCGAATTCGTCGTTGTCGAGTGCTGTGGGTGTGGCATCAAAGGCGTTGAGTCACTGACTAACGAGCTGAGAGTCATCTAATGCCCTATTACCTATACGCCTGCGATAAAGGCTGCGATGTCTCACTTCACGAGACTTTCCATTCCATCTACGAGAATCCGGTGTTCCTATGTTCAATATGTCAAAGCCTTATGGTGAGAATTCCTCAAATTGCAAGTGCTCACTTCAAAGGCAACGGCTGGGGTCAGCGCCCATGAAAAAGATTACGATCCGCGAAGTTATTGCCAATGCCATCTTCCTATCCGTGCCATGCCCTGACTCGATGGGTGCGCCCTATGGCTGTCCTCGCTGTTTAACAGAACAGATTTACGCAGCTCTCAGCGCCTTAGCAGCGATGGATAGCGAATCCAACACGCCGGATGAGCAACAATGATACAAATGTCCTTGACTGCTCTGCTACGCTCACGTGCGCCGAGCCGCTCCGCGCATAGCTCGTCGCGAGCGTTTGCCCGGGTTATGTTATTACTCGGTTGCCTCGTAGTAACCACGGCTCATATCGATATATCAAATGCCAGTACTACAACCCAGCAACAACAAGATAATTACAAGTTATATGCACATATGAGAATCTATTCATCAATGCAATATGAGTGTTATGCAAAGCTGATAGATCGTGAGTCCCATTGGAATCCACATGTACGTCCTACTGGTGGCCACTATGGGATGGTGCAAGGGCAGAGTAAGTACTTGTCTAAGGTAGATGCGTACCAACAGATTGATTGGTCAATCAAGTACATACAACATCGTTATCAGACTATGTGTAAAGCATTACAACATAGCAATCAAACTGGATGGTACTAATGTCTAAGCGTCCTTCACCTCATGCCGACTTGGGTACATCACAATGGAAGAAGCAGCGGTTACTCGTACTCAATCGTGATTCGTTTGAGTGTCACTACTGTGGAGCAGAAGCTAATCAAGTAGATCACGTGATACCAAGAGCACGTGGTGGTAGCCATGACATGGATAACCTTGTCGCTTGCTGTGCATCATGTAATAACGCTAAGGGAAGCAAGGCGGTTTTTTTG